AAGGAGGTGCGCTATTTTCATCTTGAGCAGAATTAAGTTGAATATAGTTATCAGCGATTGTTACTGTAGTAGAATCAATTGTTGTTGTTACGCCTTTTACTTCAAGGTCGCCATCAATAACTACCTTTCCTGTATTTGCAGAATGAGAAGCAGGGTCGATAACTAAAACTTCAGGAGCGTAAATGTGACCTGTCTCAAGGCTGTTCTCAAGAGTTGTATTATTTATTTTTAAATCGCCCGAAACAGTTACACCAGTACCAGTCGTTGTTAAACGAACTTGGTTATCACAATATAACCTTAAGGTTCCATCTTGAGTAGCATCTAAATACATTTCATCAGACGTACTTTTCATCTCAAGGTTACTGCCCATTATCTTTAGATTGCCATTACCAACTTCACTTATGTAGGAGGCTGACGTATCATGATAAATTTGCAAATCATTACTGTTACCGAATTTAGCTTTGACATTATCTCCATAACTAATATCACCTGTTAAAGCACCTCCTGTTTTGGCGATATAGTCACTGGAATCAAACGCCTTTACCTGTGCAAGATTATCTACCTCATCGTCCATTAAAGCGCCTGCGGCTCTAACAGAAGCAGTTGTTACTTCATCAGCAGATACTACTCCGTTAGAGGCTATAGAAAGGCCATCGCCAATCCTAATAACACCTAAATTAGTTGTAGAAGCCACAACGCTTGCGTCTGCGGCATTGGTTCCGTTGGCCGCACCAATGAGGTCTAGCTTGTCAGTAAAGTCTTTACCACCGATGACATCTATGTCACCAGTACCGCCTCCAGGACGGCCAATGTATAGCTTTTTACTTGAAGAGTGATTAAGGTAAGCTAACTCACCATTTGCAAGTGCTGAAGGCGCTGAAGAGCCTGTACTTCTTTTGATTTTAATCGTTTGTGCCATTGTCTTAAATCCCTAGTATCTGTTAAAAATTTCCCGCATCAATTTGAAAATCATTAAACGAATTATTGCTTAAGCTTAAATCACCCGTTAAGGTTCCTCCAGAAAGAGGTAAATACTGTCCACTTGAAGTTACGCTTGACCAACCTGATCCTGTATAAACTCGTAAAACATCTTGTGTAGTGTCAAAGTAAAGACTGCCTAAAGATAGTGAGTCTCCATCATTGTCTGCTGAAGGAGCAGTAGATTTAGCACCTAAATATGTATCATCAAAACTATCAAAAGCTGTAAGAGCAGAAGTAGCGCTTTGAGATGCTTCGGTTGCTTTAACTGTAGCAATGAGGGCTTGTTGGGTTATTTCGTCTAATTGGCCTAGACTAGTGGAAGTACCCGAACCACCTGTGCCTCTAAATATAGCCATAAGCGCCTCTGTTGAATAAAATAAAAAGAAACTCCCCTATAAAAGAGGAGTCCCTATTTTTCTTACTTAGCCATTTACAGCCAATACAACACCTGCTTCAGGACGCATTACCTGCGTACCATATAGAGTGTCAGCAGTGTACAGAGTACCAAGGAACTCTTGCTTGTACTGAGTCTGAGAACGCACACCCTGCTGTTCAGCAAGAACCATAGCGTCCTTGTGAAGGAGCATAGCGGCTTTAACATCTCCACCTGCTGAGTTAGCAGAAGCGGTTTCGATGATTGGACAGTTGCTAGAAACAAATACGTCAACGCCGTATAGGTTTCCAATCTGACCGTTACGTACACCTCGTCCATCTACAAAGTCAGAAGACATGTAGCGATCAACGCCCATGATAGCGTTACGGAGAGAAGGAGGAACAACAAAGCATCGGTTATCCATAGGAACGTCAGCGTCATCCAATACCTGAATAGCGGCACGGAAACCCGCATCGTTAAATACATCAGTAGAAGCTACTGAATCTACAGCGTAAGCTTCAATACCGGAACCACCTGCAAAGTTATAAACAGTGCTGTGAGTCCAATCTGATCCGTCACCATTACCTAAAGACTTACCTAGGGTAAATAAGTCATTGTCAACTTGCTTCGCTAAAGCATAACCTGCGTCACCAGTGTAGAACTGACGTAGAGAAGCTAGAGCTTGCGCTTCAGTAATGTCTTCGATAAGACGAGAGTATTCAAAGTGCTTATTGATTGAAATCTGAATTTCGCTCTCAGTAGCGTTCTGAATAGTTACAGCGGTGTTTTCTGCTTTAGCAGACGCAGAGCCACGAGTAGGCTTAGGAACGTGAATGGTATCACCTTTCTTGCCTGTCATGCTCATTTTCTTGACTAGGTTAGCCAATACTAAGTTAGATTGATAAGCCGCAATTACTTCGTCACTCCAGATTTCTGGAATAAAAGTAGCCGCGCTAGTGTTGTCTACTGCCCCGCCCATTGCGGGATAAGTTGATGTAGCCATGATAAAGTCCTATAATAAGATTAATTAGTGTCGGACTCTCCCTTCTTGATAAGCTAGCATAATCTCATCGGATAATGACATGTATCGTTCAGGATCGTCCTTCATAAGTTTAATAATGTCTGAACGCCTGTAGATTTTCTTTGCTGACTGCTCTCCGCTTCCTCTAACATTTCCTGTGGATGCGGCCTTAATAGTGTCTTTGCGTTGTTGTTTCTCATTAGCGGCAGTTTGATCTACAACTTGCTGACGTTCCTTCCAATTACTAAAAAGTTCATCTGCGGCCTCATAATCATACTGCTGATCTGCTTGTGCAAAAAGCTGTGTGCGAATCTTTGATCCTTTGATCCAATCTACGAACTTACCGTCTTCCAAAATATCCTTCATATCAGGATGTCTATTTTGAAGTTCGGTCATAGCCGCATTTTGTTTGTATTGAGCAGATACTTGCTCTGCTTCTTTAATCTTAGGATGATTACTAATAGCTCTTTCGACTGCCTTGTCGGGATCAGAGAAAAAATCTACTTCGTCTTCAGAAGTTTGTTGCGGTGCTTCTGTGTTAGAGAGTTGTGTCTGTATATAGTCATCAACAACTTTACGTAATTCACCTACTTCAGAACTTTGTTTACCTAAGAGTTTCTCAGCTTCTTGATGCATACGCACTATATCCGCTGTACTCTTACCTTTGTATTTATCAGGAAGTTCCTGTTCTTCAAGTTCCTGTGTAGGCCGTTCATCTACAAGAGGTTGCTCTACTGGAGGCTCTTGTTTAGTTATGTCTGTTACGCTTTCAGTTTCAGTTGTATCGTCTAAAAGTGGACGCTCGTCTATTAGTGTTGCCATTATTAAACTCCGTGAGTAATCTCATTATGGAGGTGTATTGTATGTAAGGGTTCGGTTAAGAGTTAGCCTTACGTTCTTTTTGAATCTTCCTTTCGCGGTCTCTCGCCCATTTCATGGTAGCACCTGCAAAGTCACCTGAAAGGGGGTCTAAAAGACTGCGAACGGGAGATATGATTCGACTAGCCATTAATGAACATTCAGGACATTCTATTTCGGTAGTTTTAGAATCTATAAACTTTTCAGTAGTATGTCCGTTGTCACATCGGAAGTCAATTATTATAGCCAACTTAGATTACTCTTCAATAATTTCATCTTCGTTTTCTAGTTCTTCTTGCTCTTCCTCAGCCTGTTGTTTGGCTGTTTCTATCTGCGTTTCAAGATTCAATAGGTTAGCTATCATTGAAAGTTGTCCTTTACGGAATGAAAGGTCTTTCACATCTTTACAAGCTTCGATTGAATTAATCTGCATAGCATTTTGAGAAAGATCAGAAAGTAAGTTTTTCCAACCATCTGTTCTAAACATTTCCTCAAAAGCTCTATAGAATTTTTCGAGTTCTTTATCTTCCATTACTGTTTCTCCTAAAGGACAGTTTATTAAATTAAAATTTAAATATACTAAATACATAGTATACTATATATTATAGCACATTAAAAAACAAATGTCAAGAACTATTTTCTATATCGTGCTGTTTTTTTAGCTATTTTTTTAGGTTGTTTGCTAACTTGTTTTCCTTTAACAGTGTCAGCTTTTTTCTTTCTGGACGTAGCGGCATATTCCTTAGTTGATAAAGCTTGTCTTGCTTTTTTAGGTAAGTATCTTTCACCTGTGGCTTTGGAACCTTGGGTACTGGGTTTTCCTGATTTAGTACCCCATTCTTCCTTTGTCCATTTTTTTAAACTTTTTTGTGACTTTTTAAGAGCCATTAGTTTTTATAGCCTCCACCCTTAGCTTTGTATTCTTTTGCTAGCATCTGAGCTTTTCTTGCAGACCATTGTCCTGCGCTACCACCTTTGCTTCCTGCTTTGATCTTGTTAAACAAGTTCTTACGCATAGTGGGCTTAGTATAGTTACCTGCCTTATTAACTGTAGACTTTTTAACTGCCATGTTATTTCTTCTTAGCTTTAGCTTTGTTTTTTCTGTAGGTCTTAGCTCCTGCATCGTTTCTAAGAGTCTGTATAGCCGCCTTAGCTTGTTTATCGTTTAAAGGCATTGCTCTTGCTCTTTTAGCCGCAGGTTTTGCTTTTGGTGTAGCTTTTTTCTTTGCGGGTGGTCGTCCAACTTTATTACCGTATGTACCTTTACCTTGTGGCATTGTATTCTCCTACCATTTAGATTTATTAGCCCAGTATGCCGCAGACATCTTACCCTTAGCGATGTTCTTAGCGTGTCGAGCCTTGAATGATTTACGTCTTGCTTTTTCCGATGCAGTCTTTGGATTCTTACCTGCACCTGAAACACCTTGCTGTCCATAACGGATAGTCTTTACCTTATCTCCTTCCTTAGCTACAACTACATGACTTTTAGTAGCATGATTAGGAGTTCGTTTAGGTTTGTTAAAACCGCTAACTCCTGCTCTTATCAATCTAGGGTCTTTAGCCATTAGTACGTCCTCTCTCTTTAATTGCTACTTCTCTTTCCTTTAATAACTGATCGGAAACTTTGAGCCTACGTTCAAACTCACGGTCATCATCGTTGCCTTCCCGTATGTTAGTAGTAACAGCTTTAATCTTGTCAATCTCTAACTCTTGAGGAATAGCTTGAGCCTCAGTAGAAAGCTTTTGCGCTCGTGCTTGTGATTCGATAGCTTGTCCTTCTAAGGCCGCAGTCTGTGACGCTTGGAATGCCAACTGTGATTCCTGAGCCGCTTGTTGTGCTTGTTGTGCTTCAGGGTCAGGCTGATTAGCTTTTTCAAGAGCCGCTATGAGTTCCTCACGATTACCTACGTTCATGTTATCAATGATGGACATGATAAGCTGTGAGTACATTGGAGTTTCAGGCGACATAGTTTGTAACAACTGTACAAGCTGTGTAACTTCGTACTCACGAGCAATAATACCCAGTGAGCTTGATGTGTGAAACTTGTAGTCAGCAACAGGATATGATTCAGGATTAAACTGCATATATCGGTGTGCGGCTTTAGTTACAAAAGGAATCAGGAAAGATTCTTGGAAGTTGATTAAAGTTCTCTTATGTCGCTTAATGATAGCCCCTAAACTCATGGAAATACCCGCGGCAGTGGAGTCACCGTTTATTGATCCTGAGATACCTGCAGAATCAACAGCGCCTGTAGCTGTCTGTACCATGCGTTGTAAAGCATCAGCCTGTGCAAAACTAATCTGACTTACATTACCAAAGTTAAATGGCTGTATAACTTCATTAGGCGCACCGTTAGTTAAGATAACCTTACCTGCACGTACTTCAGGTCTAGCACCCCTAGGCATACGTGTAGCGTCCATAGCTAACATAGGATGTATAGTAAGAGCAAGCGCATCAATTCTAGCTCGTATTTCAGCGTCTAACGCCTTTTGAGAGTTATATCCTTTCTCACATACTCCTCTACCCCAAAAACGACTAGGAACAACATCCCAAGGGAATGCGATGATAGGCCTATCACCCATCATGTAAGGATTAGCTTCAGCCTTTAATAAAGTCCCATCGTTAGCTACAACAACAATAGCTTCCACATAATAACCTTTATTTTCTTCATCGTCATCAACTAATGTAGCTATTTCTTCCGCTTCGGATTCCTTTTGAGCCATCTCTAATAGATGTCTAGGCACTAAACCGTAGTATTTAGTCAAACGTACTTTATTATCATCGTGTGCTACTAGGTCTTGATCTGGTTCTATATCAAAATCAGGAGCCGCCGTTGCTACTTCTACATTCCTATAGATACCTTGTTCCTGTAACTGCTCAACTAAATGTAAGGACACAAACTCATCTACAGCACAACCCAAAGCTTCCTCTACGGAGGTAGCTAAAGGGTCTATTAGGAAGTTCTGAGGCATTACAGGACGGAGTTTAACACAAGTCTTTTCCGTTATATTAACACCAACTGCTGTTAATTCGCCTCCCATAACAGGTTGTGTTGCAGGGGCCATTTCTTTTTCTTCCTCAAGGACAATCTCCGCAATACCTGTGCCAAAAACAGCGGCATTTAAAAGACACTCAGCAACACCTTTTCGTACTCTGTTCTTTTTAAAGTCTTTAAATAAAGTCTCACGGAGTAACGCAATATCTCTCTTCTCTGTGTCGTTTACATCGTCTTCAATGTCAAACCAACGGCCTCGACCAAAGGTTGCTTCCTCTAATTCAGCTACTGAGGACTCTACTGCTTGCTGTAGGGCAGGACTAACAATTCGTGATCTTTCTGAGTCCCTAGTTCTATCTGCGGAAGACCACTGACCTCGCCACAATCGGTAATATTCATCAAATTTACGTGAATAATTAGTATCAAAGTGATCACGCCATCCTTGACATTTGTTAATTATCCAACCTTCAAGTGTTTGTTCCAATACAAATTGATCTTTTTCTTCATTTAGCATATTAATACCCTGCGTATGCGTCTAATAGTTGATATTCCTCTTCCTCAAAGTCCGATGTGTATGCTATATTGGCTAATTGATCTATGTAAGCTAAGGAATCAATTAAATCATCGTGAACTAATTGGTTAGGGAACTGAAATAATTCATCAAGAAACTGACTGTTCCATTCTCCTTTGTTTAAGGAAATTGTACCGTGTTCAAATCTACCTTGTAAAGCCCAAACAATTCTGTCGGTTTTCTTTTTATTACCGTGGGTAAGCTCATCTACTCTAAAAAACCGTTGATTCTTCTTCATGTAGTCGCTTAAGTAAGGAAGCACAGCATTTTTTAATGCGCCCTTCTCTATACCTACTGCTACTGGTTGGTAGTCTCTGACTGCTTGGAAGATTCTTCGGGCAGTCTCTTGGACACCCCAACGCCCATGTACAATATTAGCGACCCACCAACCTTCTTCGTTTGCTTTAACAATCGAGATAGCCGTTTGGTCAAGTCTTTTTGTCTTCGTTGTAACTTTAGCGACATCCGCAAAACCCGCCAAGTCAACCGCAATGTAAAACTGACCTTGTTCAGGCTCTTCCTCAGAAAATTTAATATACTCTTCTTTGAATAATTCACTACCTTGAGCCTCAAAAGATGCCATAAATTCTTGACGAAAGGAAAAAGCTGACATGGATTTCTTAGCCGCTTCTATTTCCTCAGGGTCTAGCAACGGGTTATCGTAGCTTGTAAAGTGATAACCTACAAAAGTAGGGTCATCCGATACACAAGCATATGTGTATAAGTCATAAAAGTGATTCCTACCCATTGGAGTACCAATAAATAGTGCATCGCCTTTTTGGTCAGCCAAGGCAGGTCTTAGTATTTGCTCCCATACCTCAGGCTTCATGTCAGCGTACTCATCCATAACCAAGAACCTAAGACTGACACCACGCATGGTTTCCGGTCGATCTGCTCCCTTAAGGGCTATGGTTGCACCGTTGACTAATTTTATTTGTAAGTTATTTACATGACTAGTGGCTATGACAGGATGGCCTATCTCTAGCAAGACTTGCCACATAATGTCCCTAGCCTGTCCCTGTGTAGGGGCAACGTAGAACACATGTCCACGTTCGGCTTGTAAGGCTCTAATAATGAGCATCCAAGCGGCTAATCTACTTTTACCTGTACGTCTACCTGCGGCTATTACTTTAAATCTTGTTTCATCATTAAAGACTTTTTGTTGCCACGGTAGTAGCGATACATTAAGCTCAGTCAATTAATAAGTCCACATTACTGGGCTAAGATCATCATCGTATAAATCACGGGTGTCAACATGCACAAAGCTACTAGCAACTCCGATTCCTGTGAATCCAAGCGAAATGGCTTGTTCCACAATTTTAAATCTTTGTATACCGTCCGTAACTTTAATGTCTGCCGCATGGCCTTGT